TTACCGCTGCTACGACGTAGATTCCATAATAACATACCTTTTGGATATAGGTCTGGATCTGGAGCATCTGTATCTAGATAGTTGCTGTCTAATAAGTCAGCTATACTTGCCGCTGTATTACCAGTTAAGCCGCTTAATCCATAACGTGCATCAGCAAACAAGATACCGTCTTCTGTTGTTTGGTCAGCTTTATCGATCAAATACCAACCTTCTTCGTCTGCACCTTTAAATTGGTAGCGATAGAGTGTTGGATAGTTTTCTAAGTCAGCAGTGCTGACCCATAGATCGTTATTTGCAAGAGCTGTAGTACCGTCACTTTGTGTTGTTGGTTCTGTAGCACTTACAAGCGGACCATTTGCATCTGTACCTGAATAAGGACTGCCTGTGGCTTTTAATCCTACCCATGTAAACCCATTGTGAACCATAATGTCAACTTCACCCGGTGAAGCATTGTACCATAGTTGGCCATCTGCTGGCTCGTTTAATGGACTATCTGTGCTTACAGTAAGATCTTCGTTAGCTAATGGTTTCCAATTAGTTACAAAATAATCATAGTCTGCGCCTGCTGGAGCAGCATACCAATTTGTTGTTCCTGTTTTAGCATAGACATCATATGTATTACCAAAGATAGAACCAAATAATCCACCTGTGCTATCTGTGATTCTAATCGTTCCGCCTGTTGAGTGTGTTAATGTAAACACGCTGTTAACCACAGATGCTGAAACGTATTTTAATCCACTGCCCAATTGTGCATTGTAAGATGCATCATTGATTGCTTTCGCAACTTTTTCTAAGTCTGCAACTACTGAACCAGTTGTGCCTGTTAATGAAGATGTTGAAACTGTTACAGTTTCTAGCCCATTAACACCTGTTTGTGATTCGCTAATTGTAAACGTTTGAACGCCAGCTGTAACAGATGTTGCTGTATTGGTGATTGATGTAGCACCTTTGACTGCTCTTCTCCAAACACGGAAAGTAGCTGAGCCTGGATCTTCTCTGTCACCACTGTATTCTTCAGCGTTTGTTTGTACAAATAATGCACCAACGTTAATATTTGCACCACCACCTGAACGATCTAGATAATATTCAGCTGAATAAATGCTTGAATATAATGGAGCTGTTACAGTTGTCCAAGTTTCTGAAGCAGAATTCCATTGTTTGATACTCCAACGTGAACCGTTGTTTGGCTCTGTTGTTTTAATCCACACACTGCCTGTTGGGCGCGATGCAGCATCACTTGATTTAAATGCTGGAATCTGTGTATGTGGGGTTTGTTGTAATCTTGGACCATAAAATGTTGCTGAAGTAGCTGTGTAATTAGTGCCTAAGTTAACACCTAGATTTGCCCAATTACCTGTTCCATTTGCTAGAACAACGGCTTCTGAAAGTGTTGAATCGCCTTCGTCTACGCCTTTGGTATAAATGTATATCTTGCCATTGATAACTTCAGCAAAAATACCTGTACCTGGATCGGCTGGCGAAACAGCAGGTGATGCTAATTTAAGATTAATATCAGCTGCTAATGATGTTAAAATTGCTGTGCTTGAACCTGTACCGCTAACTGATACACCATTGATCAAATATGTTTGACCGCTTGTGTATAATGCAGGAGTTCTTGATGAGTAAGCTGTCGGATGACTACCAGTCCAAGCTGTACTACCTAATAGTACCCAAGCACCTGTAAGATTAGCACTGCCTGTAATTTTAGCTTGTTTGTAATAAAATTTTGCTAATTCTTTAGAAACACTGCCTGTTTCAAATACAACGGCATAATCGCCTTCAACGCCAACTGATGTTTTTGGAACACCTGATGTGATCTTTGTAGAGTCATCATCTGTTAAAACTATTGGAGTTTTAGTTGTGAATTTTTGGCCACCAACTGTATCTGCACTAGCACCATTCCATTCTTGGATACCCCAAGATGTTGCTGCTGCGTCTACCCACCAATCACCATTATCTGGTAATGCTCCCGGAGCGGTTGATGAAGCTGTTAATTCTGTTAAATCTACATCAGCACGCACGATAAACGCTGCGTTGCTAACTCCGAGCAAACTGTAAGCTGCTAAAAGACCATACTCGTTTCTTTCTGAACCGTGTATTGGGCTTGATGAAGCTGTCTTCTCAAAATATGGCACTCCAAAAAGATCTACTAAGTCTCTTTGACTAGTAACCTTAAATGCTTTGCCAGCATTTGCTTTAGTAGTTGATGCAGCAATGCCTGTGCTTGATGCATTTGTTTTGTCTTGTCCTGTAGCTATAACAATAAGTGGAGTTGTACCAGGTTCAGCTGGTGTATAAAAACTCTCATCTATTACCGTTACTTCTACGCCGGGCGATTGTAGTGTTGCCATTCGCTGTTCTCCTGGTGATAAAGTCTTTCTAAAAGTATTTATCGTAATGCTTAAAAAAACAACTCTTTGATAAAGGGGTTGAAAAGGTGTAAATACCTTATGCGACCATTATGTAAATGCGGTTTAAGACCTCGTGCGATAAACTATAAGAAAGGCAAAAGAACCTACTATCGTAGCCTATGTGAGATCTGTCTTGCTCACGGGGTGTATCACGGTATACCTAGATGGGTTCGTGCTGGCTATAAGATAAAATTACAGTGTGACAAATGCGGATTTAAGAGTCCACACAAAGAAGTTTTTAGGGTATTTCACGTAGATGGAAATCTAGATAACTGTAGATTTACTAATCTAAAAACTGTTTGTTCGAACTGTTGTCAAGTATTGGGCAAGGAAGGTATTGCTTGGAAGCAAGGCGATCTTATAGCAGATTTTTAATCTGCTGATATAATTCGTCAATAGTTCCGTTATTGTCTAAGATAGCATCAAATTCGTGTCCTATCCAAGACCATTCACTAGCATGTATTTTTGCTACCTTAAGATCATTAAGAGCAATATTGGATCCTCGATTAGCTTCCAATGCTGTATCATACCAGCTAGGTAATTCTCCTCGTTGGACCCAGATTATTTTTCCACCTAGATTTTTAATACTATCTATTTCGTTAGGAAAGCGACAATCACTAACTACGATACTGTCTTTGCTGTTACGTAGTTTGTTTTCTAAACTAGCGATCCATATGTTATCATGGAAACTTCTACGCCCTACTTCTGTACCCCAATACTGTAAAACCCATCGTGGAGTTAGGGTAGGCATTGCTAGTCGTTCTGCCCACCAAAGATCTACCTCTTCTCGCCACTCACGTGCTTCTTTTGTACGACCTTCAAGTAAAGTTCTATCCCAGCCAAATACTGCGCTTACAGCATCTTTAAGAGTGCTGGCAAAACTTTCTCGTCTAAATTCGTGAAAGTTAACTAGATAGTCAGCGACTGTATCTTTGCCACTGCCAATAAATCCGCATACACCTACGATCATAATTATCTCCTATATAAGACAATTATACAATAGATACTGTCAAAGGTCAAATACTAATAGTAAGGTTTTGGTGTTTTTGATTTACCAGAGTTCAATCGATTAGCTAATACGCTGGCTGTATTGATTGATTTTGTACGATCTGTTCTACGAGCCGCCTGGACAGATGTTCTTGCTCTGGTGGTTTTCATGCGTTGAGCTTGTGCAACGTTTATAGGAGTATGGCATTTTGACGGATGACTAACCTGTCTACTTTTTCTTGGGCCGGATGTACAACGAAACTTTAATTTTGCTTGACCGCTTCGGGCAGTTTTTTTCCCTACACCCCAAACCATTTTAGCTTCGTAAAATTCTTCGTCAGCTTCAAAAATAAATTCTTTGGCTTTCATTATCCAACTATCCAGGTATAACCTTTTCCGCCAGGAACTAGTGTTACAAGTTCTTGGGTTAATCTATCTAGATCGGCCTGTCCTTCTGATTTCATAGCAGAACCGTTAAGTGCTGTTCCGCCTTGTGGACCAGCAATACTCGCAAATTTTTCACGTGCTTGACCTAGCATAATCTTACAGTTGGCCAAAGAGTAATCTTTGATCCATTGTCCGGCATAGGTATCGTCAATAATAGAAAAATCTGGTTTGATATTATAGACCAACAACATCACTGATTCTTCAGTTCTCGGACGTTGATGTATGAATAATTTACGATTTTGCGGATTCCAATCGAAATTAACAAAACTACCAAACATTTTACCTACTAATTCTTGGTATTGACTGAATAATTCGTAGGTTAATAATCCGCCCATGTTAGTAGAACTTAACAGATAGGTGTTTGTGTAGGCTAAGTTAAATGGTTCAAAAACTGTACCGCCCGAACCACCGCCTGTGCGTGATCCTATGCTGCGACGGAATATTTGGCGCACTTGTTGTATTTCTTTAGGCAGTATATATTCGTTAGTATCTGGTAAAAGATTTAAGAATATGTAACTTTCTTCCACAGCATTGTCTGAACGCTGACGAAATACTGCCAGTGAACGATTAAGTGCTGTTTCATAGTGTGTGGGATCTAATTCTATGTCAACCATGCCATCGCCTAGCATAGTCTTACAGTAGTCGTAAACCGCTTGTTTTGAAGTGTCTATTTGGCTCATATAACTATTTATCTTAGTTTTATCTTAGCGGTAAATATATAACTATGCCGAGACTCAGTTTATATAGGCCCGAAAAGGGCAATGATTACAAGTTTATAGATAAAAATATCTGGGAAATGTTCCAGGTTGGTGGTACTGATGTGCTTGTTCACAAGTATATTGGGCCAGGTCCTTCTGTACAGGGTAACACTCCTACTACTCCTACATACGATATGTTCGGTGAAACACAGATACAAGATCTATTATTTTTAGAAAATCGAGATCGTAAATATGATCCGGATGTATATATCTTACGAGGTGTTTACAACATACAGGATATCGATTTTAATCTAAGTCAATTTGGATTATTCTTACAAAATGACACGATTTTTATCAGTTTCCATATTAACGATACTGTAGAAAAACTTGGTAGAAAATTAATATCCGGCGATGTTATCGAATTACCACACCTAAAAGACGATCACGCATTAAATGATTTAAATTTTGCACTTAAACGTTTCTATGTTATTGAGGATGTTAATCGGGCCAGTGAAGGATTTTCAGTAACCTGGTATCCACACTTATATCGTGCTAAATGTAAACCACTAGTAGACAGCCAAGAATACAAAGATATCTTAGACGGAATAGCCGATACTGAAAATTATATCGGCACTTACAATTCTGCTGATACATATTTTCCGGGAGATATTGTCACCGGTCCTGATGGTAAAAAATATAAAGTACTTGATAGCGAATTAACCAAAGACGGTATCACAGGAATAATCCCACCAAATACAGCATACTACGAATTGGCAGATACTCTAAGAGAGATCATGAGTACCTATGAAAAAGAAATGCAGATCACTCAAGCAGTTCTTGATCAAGCAGAAGCTGATGCTCCCAAGAGCGGATATGATACTAGTAAATTCTTTTCTATACAAAAAGATGAGGATGGATTGGCTGAATTAGTTACTGTTGATGTCGATACTGTTGATGCTAGTATACAAACCCAGGCTACCGATATCGATGGAAATCCCCAATATGATTCTAACGGTGACCCAATATATGTTGGCCCCACAGCCAGCACGATGTTACAAACAGCCGAAGAAAAAGGATATACTGGCTATATCACACAAGATGGAATGCCTCCAAACGGAGCTCCGTTTACAGCTGGTATAGCGTTCCCAATGGGTCCTACAGTAGGACAATTCTGCTTGCGTAAAGACTATCTACCATATAGATTATTCCGATACAACGGTACACGTTGGGTCAAAGTTGAGGATGTAAAACGCATGACTATGAACAATTTAGGTGCTAGTGATACAGGTGCAGGTGATACATTCGCCGGCAAAGATGTAAGACAAACACAGAAAACTTCATTTATCAA